ATATGAATTTTTCTTTTAAGTGTAGCTACATTACTTGATGCTAGAGAATGCTTAGACCAATCATCATAAGATCTTTTTCCATGATGTTTACTCTTTTGATATGCATCACCTATTTCATTTACTTCTTTAGCTTTTTTCTTTTTTTTGATTTTATTATTATCTTTATCAATAATATCATGTACAACTGTTTTAGGATCAATAGGATCTTCCACAGATCAATTCTCTCCTGTAGCTTTAAACTCTTTTAATCTCGGTAATGAAGATTTTGTTACAATTGGTCTATTATATCTTCTATCTAATTGTACACCACTGATTACTTCACCATCCCATTCACTCATAGTTTCTCTAACCAACTCTTGATATTCTTCTTCTGCTTCTATAATTTTATTTTCTCTTTGCTCAGCAAGTGCCGCAGACTTATAATTATCTGCTATAAATGTATTTAAACTCATAAAGCCTTGTTGTTGTGGTGTTTGAGGACCTTCCCCTTCTAACCCCATTGCAAAGACTTCAAATAAGATATCATTATCTATATCAGAACTATTAATTTTATTCTCCAATGCTTTTTGATCTTTCTCAGTTAGTATTGATAGCATATCAACAATGCTCATTACTTCTTCAGTCTTAACATTAGTTGGTATTGTATAGCTTGATGTTGCTTTGTTAGATGTTGTTGGTTTCAAAGGTACAAACTTTTGTGGTGATGGAGCTGAAGGTCTCTTAGGTGCTTGAATCATTTTTTTGATCTTCTGCTTAGGTGCAACTTTCTTTTTATTCATAGTTCTTAACCTTACCAACTCAGCTCTACGAACTTTAGGTAATAGTCTTTGAGCTATCCTATCAATAATTTTTTTCTTTGTTGCAACTCTTGTGTCTATCATTATTTTATCAGCCATACCTAACTTAGCATAGTCTTTACCTTTTTTACCCATAAATCTTATACGTACCAATTTTATAGCATGTCTTCTTGCTCTTCTTTTAATCATGTCTGGAGTAGCTAGTTTTTTTCTCATTATAGCTTTTTTTCTTTGGATCTTATGTTTAAACCGTCTAAGTATTAGAGCTTTTTTAATTCTAGCTTGACGAGACAAAACTTCATCTAATGAACCTCCAGTGAAGTCCTCAAATTCAGCATTGACCATCCTCATATACCTATTAGCTCCTTCACCAAACCTTGTCCCTCCGGAACGTGCAGTATTAGCCGGCGCACCCTTTCCACCACTACTACCAACTGAACCTTTTCCACCACCTGTACTTGGTGGCATGGTATGTGTAATCACTTCTGTTTTATCCCCACTAGGTTTGAATCTCTTCTTCATCATAGCTTCTTTAAAACTTTCCAATTGTGTGCCTCCTATGTGTCCATGAATTTCCTTAGCATGTGGGTGTAATGCTTTAGGTAATCCTTGTTTGAATTCTTTATGTCGACCAGCTTTTGCATGGTCTCTCATTTTACTAGCTGACATACCTTGTGTACCACTAGCTTTATCATCTCGGTCTCCAGCACTAACACTTTTTATACTTTTAAAATTATAGTGTCCGTGAGGACCTTTCTTACCATTATATTTAGTTAAAACTTTATGTATGTTCTTATGTTGATCACTACCCCCAACGTATACCAAATGCTTGTGCCCAGCATCATGCAACTTTGTAGCAGCATGCAATGGTCCAGAACTACCTGTAGACGAACCAGATACATTGACATCAGGGTGAGCTATCTTCCTAATGTAACCTAGCTTTTTGTCTTGTGGGAGGGGATTCTTTTTTTTGTCGTTTGAATGAGATGCAACTACATGGGCTGTTCCGCCATGTTGTTTTGCAACTTCATGAGTTTTGTTTATTAACTTTTCATGTCCTGTTGTTGGAGGGTTCATCCTTCCAAAAGCTAGGACCGCAGTTTTATTTTTTGTATCTTGTTGTAACGCCATAACAGGTTTTCCTTAGACTTACTGGGCATAGCTATTTATAAGAAAAGAGGGGGCAGTACACATTGCCCCCTCTATAAAACGTTATTTAGTTAAAGACCATTATCAAAATAGATATTGTATCACCGCCTTTCCTTAAAATTAAATCGTTTACTTATATTTCGGCACAAGCATAACAGTTAATTTCAAGTCCAACGGCTATTTCTTTAACGGAAGGTTTATTCCACATACGTCTTCTCCTTAGTTATTATTAAAAGTTAACCACGATAGTTAGTCACGGCTTCATTCCACAGGTCAGAGTTACCAGCATCATTCCAAAGAATATATGCCAATCTTACTGCATCTCTACCAGCGGTAGCATGAGTCCAAGCGGGGTCGGACTCAATCTGTCTTTCGGCTGCTCCTAAGTAGCCGTCCTTTACATCTGAGTGCATTGCACTTACAGGAATACTCATAAATTTCTCCTTAAACTTTTGTCCATCCTTTAATCACATCAGGACTGAAATTAGCATAACTAAATTCCATCCTGTCGATTATCTTAACAGCATCAATACCATGTCGGTTTATTGCAACATATCCTTCATGACCAGTAGGTTTTAACCCTTCCTTAGTCTTTAAGTATGTTTCTACACTGCTAGCCTTATTTAGGCTTTTTAGAATTACTATCTTCATTCGATATAATAAGCTGTACATCTTATCTACAGCAACCATATCTGGTAAATCTTTAAAGACAGGTGTGTATAGTTCAGCTTTTCTTTTCTTAGTTTCGTCACGTTTAACTGAATCTACAGCATTAGTCATATGTGCTACAACAAAATCAGCAAAATTAGTAATGTTACCGTTATCATTAAATGTACCTTCCTTTATTAAAGAATTAATATAAACAACCCACAAATCTATTGTCAAAGAATTTAGATTAAATTTATGTTTCACAGAGTTGTACTCTTTTTTCATATATTCTAATAACTGTATAGCATTATCATCTATCTCATCTATCTCATCATGAGCATTAAAGTGCCATAAGCCATATGGTGAACCAATCATCTTCTTAATGTCATGACCATAATGAGCCTGTCCATCAATATAATTAGTATGCCAAGCTACACCAACCCAGTCAGAACCTTTAAGACCGGGTGCTGAATATACTAAAGTATTAGCTTGGAATATGCCTCTACTTTTAGTATATTCAACATCACCTCTGGTAAATAACAGATCACCCTGTACAAGTTCACCCAACTGTAAATCACTGTCTTCTAATATCATTAATGTATCAGCTAGTTTTGTACTAAGATTACTTTCACCCAGATCATCTATAATATCTTGATCTGTATAATATAATTTTGAATCTTTATTGAATATACTTTTCTTAGCAATATAGATACCTTTTTTATCTCTACCTAAAAAGATTGCAGGTGCACCGTCCCACTTACGAGACCACTGAACCTTGCCAGATATCATATCATCTATCCAATGTATAGGGTTTTTTTGAGCTAAGACTAGTCGATCCTCAAAATGATCCATATGTGTATTACCTTTTCTCATACCTTATAGTCCCATATAATGGGGTATAGGTCAACAATTATGTTTATTTAGTATGCAGGTAAGTAGACATTTCTGGACCTTTTCCAATAATATTTCTATAATATAATCCATTGGTTCTAAGTTCCACTTTATGCTTTATTTCAAGAAAATACTCGCTTTTCTTGTGTACATTTTGAGCTGTTTTAATATATAGTTTGTATATATTACCTTTTTTTCTATTTTTGTATCTTTTCAAAATAGCAGAATCACCAATTGCATGATTTGTTACGAAGGTTAAACTTTGCAAGTTTTTTTGCGTCTTCTGAAATTCTAATATTTTAGCCTCACTTTTATCTAATTGAACTAATTGAACATCAGCGGTGTCCCTTGTCGCATAAAAGTCAATAAAATTTGCTAATTTTCCAAAAAATTTGCCACCACTATCCTTGAGCATACTATCGATTTGTGCTTGCATCTGTTGATATGCAAACATCATAGCTCCGGGCTGGTCGCCTTTTGCCAAAAATTTAGTAAATTTGTCTGCATCAGATGAAGTTAATTTAACACCAAGTAGTCCAAATAATGAATTGATTGATTCCACCGTTGCTCCACCTACTTGTGCAAATTGCGCAATTTGGCCAACTTTTAATGATACGTTAAGTTTGGTGGGTACGTATTTGCCATCATGCCAAATCTTAACACTAACATCTATTTTTGATGTTCTCATATTAGACATGCCATCAGAGTCAACTAGGATTTTATCTTTAACACCATTAGTATAAAAATCTTTAGCTAATTTTGCTACGTGCCTGCCATTTACAAATGCTACTGCTGCTGGTACTAGATCACAAAATGCTGCACCTTTAATTATCTTAGGGTTCGTCAAGGCATCCATATCTAGTATTGGTATTTTAATTCGAACATTTATTTCATCATCTAATTCACGATCGTTGATTTCATTAGGACCTATAAACTGTCCTACTAATAATCCACTACTCATCTTCATTCTTTTCAATATATTAAAAACATGGTCATTTGTAACTGTACTATCTTTTTGTTCAAATCTAGCTGCAATTGCAGCAGCCATTATACCTTCTGAAACATTACCTTTATTAAATTTAGCCCCAGTCTTAACTTGATCCTTTGTTATCCTACCTAATGTATATGGGAGAGGTCTATCTTTTTTATCCTTATCACTTTTTACCCGGTCTGCTTCTACTACAAGGTTAGTTACAGTTTTCCAATCTTTATATTCCAACCATTTTAATAATTGTTTTTTATTTGCTAGAGTTTTTTTAATTCTTGTGTACGCGAATACAGGGTTATCATGAGAACCTAAATTAAACCATATTTTTTTACCATCTTTATATGATTTTTCAAATAAGTCGTATGCTGGTTGTATATAATTTGCTCGACTGTTCACACCTGCGGATTGATCTAGTCTATAAAAATATGCTCGCGCCATTAAATAACTCCTTTATGGAGTATTTATAGTCCTAGTACTCTACTCGCAGATTCAAGGCCACGTTTTTGATTATAATGGTTTTTAAAATAATCTACCATCTGTTCAAAATAAAACTTTGAATTTTCATCATCAACTTCTTTTGATGCTTCTTCAAATAAACCAATTAATTTATTAATAGATAAGCCATCAAGATTGACTTTTTTCAACGCTGCTGGGGTAGAAGGTCCACGTGGTTTATTATACATCATTTATTCTCCCTAATCTATGAATTATTTTTAAAAGGTGTTCTCTCTTTCTAACATTCTCATCTGTAGGATTAAATTTAGATTGATTGTTAGCTTGTAATTCAAAATCATTTTTATTAAGATAAAATGTTATACATTCTCTAATTAATCTTATATCAGATTGTGCAATAGCTGGTTTTGATACTTTAGGTTTACTTATACCTTTAGGATCAGTTGGTGTAGGTGTCCAAGGGCTCATTTACAACTCCATTATTTCTGTGTCACGTTCATGAAGAGATATCTTCAATGCATTATTTTTACTATACTTTATGTCTCCAGTCAACCGATAAGTTTCTAAAAACACTTGTACATATTCTTCTATACACTTGTGCCTTGTAGCATGATGTAACCCATCTAAGAAGTTCTGTGCCTCTGGGAATGCATCCATTATTTAATTCCATGCTCTGTTATAAAATACCATGCTAGTCCTACTTCAAGACCATACGCTTCTATCTCCCATGGCAGATAATAGTAGTCATACCTCTTTGTCATAATACCACCAGATGTTTTAGCTGGATTTACTCTAGGGTTTAATTTAAACTCTACACCCTTCCATTTTTGAAAGCCATCCTTGTGTTGTATACCGTCCATCTCACCTTTAGCATATTGCTTAACGTGAACCATCTCGTGTGCTAGTGTATGAAGTTTAGCTACTTTTGTTTGACCTCTAGCTATTGTAATAGTAAAATCTCTAGATTTCTTTGAGTTCCATTCATCATCCCATATACATGAACCTTTATCTGGATACTCTTTAGATTTATTATGAAGTATTATTTTAATATTAATATACTTAGCTAGATTAGTATGCATTAATTCTGAACCATAAAATATACAAGCCTTACGTAATAAATTACCTAGCTTCCTGTCTGCTCCTTTAACTGATACCTGCATTAGTTCTCCAATATATCTTCTTCATCAAATTCCATATCATCTATATCTATTATGTTTGAAAACTTACTTCCACTGTCTACCATAAATCCAGGAGTCCAACCATTGAACCCACCGCCTAATTTATATTTGTTTATAACTTCTTTTGCTTCAGTACTATAACCATAATCACTTATATATTGACCAGTAGCTAATTCTTTAAGATGATGTCTATTCTTTTTCTTTTCAATTTTATATCCACCATTAATGTGTTCGTATATTTTATGTCTCATTTAAAATCCTCAAAAAGTTTGCGACGATCTGAATCATCACTGTTGCTACTTGGTGTGTCGTCATTCATAAGACCAACTTGAGCAGACTGCTCTACATCATACAATAACATCTTAGCTTTGTCAACACCTATTATAAACCTTCTAAACATACCTGGATCACTATACCTATTCTTTAACTGCTTAACTTGGAACTGACCTAATTGATCTAGTTCTTCTGTTGCAATAATAGCAAACATAAAGTCAGCAGTAGCTGGTAATCCAAACGATTCAGAAGTATCTTCTAGTCCAATATCTGAACTACTAAAACCTGATCTAGTTGTTTGTGTAGCTGATACAACAGGTACATTAAACTCAACAGCTAACCCTCTAAGCTCTTCTGCAATAGCTTTTACATAAGTGTAGGAGTTAACACTAGCACCATATTTAATTCTTGATGACATACATATGTTCAGATAATCTATATAAATTATATCAGGAACAATATTACGTTTCATTTTTAGTTCGTTTAATAGATGTCTAAAATGATTGGACCCAGCACCAGCAGTAGGATATTCTTTTATAATTATCTGACCAGTGGTTTTATCTTTTATTCTATTTAATTTTTTATCATATGCTTCTTTAGGTAATACAGATAATTCATCCATAGTAATACCCATTAAGTTAGCATCTATTCTTTCGGCTATCTTTTCTTCAGCCATCTCCATAGTAATGTATAATACGTTTTTACCATCTAACATATTAGCTGCTGCACAATGACACATAAACAATGACTTACCTACACCAGTACCAGC